GCTGTTTGATGAAGATATCAAACTGCGGGCTGCGTTGAAACTTTGTAATGAAAAACCATAGGAGGAGTTCGATGAAGAAAGCTATCTTGATCAGTTTGCTGTGCGTGTGTGTGCTGGCGTTTGGTGGTTCCACGTTGTTTGCTATCACAGGTGGGGGTGGAGCTGGCGGTGGTACAGGTACGATTGGTGGTAGCACTGGTGCAGTTGACAATGCGCTGATTACCGCGAATGGGTTGAGTGGTGCTACGATACAGAGCGCAACCTGTACGGCAGTTGCGATGGCGATTACGTGCACTGGGGTTGCGTTTGCTGGGCTGGGCACACCAGTCGTGGGTACGATGACCTATTGTACTGATTGCGTGAAAGTCTACGCTGCTATCAACCAAGCGGCGGCAGTTTGTGCAGGTTCTGGGACGGGTGCATTTGCTAGGCGTCTGAATAGCGGCACAGCGGTATGGGTGTGTGACTAACAACTTTAACCTTTAGGGAGTTTTGGCAATATTGCCGAAAAGCAAAAATGGGATGGACGCTACCACGGTTTGTACGAGAAATGCAAAAGTTTGACAAGCACTTGCGGGCACGCATGTCCTACTCGTCACCTGATCTAGTGCTTATCGAGCGTAGATGCAGGCGGGACAGTATCTGTTTACGTAAGCCACTGGAGCGGCGTGGCTGGGATGCTTGGCAGCGTGATCGAGACGGTTATACAGAGGTGATGAAAGTGAGACGTGACTTGTTGAATCACGAAGCCCTTCTCACGCTACGTGCCAGTGACATGTGGCAGTATCGCGGGGCCGGACCGTTTGCTGATGCACTAGAAGCCGAGGAGCGTGCTGCCCAGGTACGCAAGGACTACGAGGACAGCGTACAGCTACAAGCCATAGGCGAGGAAGCCTATGACCGTGCAATGATTGCCCAAGGAGATATCGTAAGCAGCTTCCGTCAAAAGGCAGCAACATGATTATACCAATCAAACACAGCGCAAAGCAGGCAAAAATTCCGCCAGCTTTTTCATTACCAACCTCCGAATCCGAAGGGGCCTTTGGGCCTCCGGCTTGTATCCTTCAAGGAGAAGTTCCAACTAAAAACGATCTTTACAAGATTGCACGTAGCTTGGGTCTCTTCACACAAGTAGCTAACTGGCATGTATATGTGCTTAAGTGCAAGGTCGCTGGGCATTGGTATGTCGGTCAGACTAATAACCCTGGGCGGAGGCTGGTGCAACATGTGGATGGTTCAGGTGCTTGGTTTACTAAAGCTTATGGTGTCGATTGTCTTTGGTCGTTGTTTGAAGTTTTAACTCTGCACCAGGCAAAATACCTGGAGATTCAAGCTTGTGGGATATTAAAGAAAGCATATCCAACTCAGTGTTTTAGTATCGGTAATGCTTGCCGGTGTACAAACTATAGCTGGGAGATATCTTTATGAATTTCGCCCAAATGAAGGTACTTCTTCGAGATATCATAACTGCTGGAGGTGGTCAGAATACTGCCCTTACTACAGATGACTTCTGGTCCAACAGCGAACTGGGCAGTTATATCAACGCTGGGCGGCAGCAGGTCTACCAGATCATTAGACGTGCGCGAAGTGACTACTTTACGCGAATCATGCGTACTACTGATCCACCCTTGCTGATCAGGGGCCAGACCTATGATCCATCCTCGCTTCGCTGGGTGGCAAACCAGGGCAACTACACCCTGCCGCCAGACTTTGTGCGTATGAAGATGATTACCGATCTTACTGCAGACAACGTGCGTTTGATTGGTAGTGATATTGCCAAGAATTCCTTCCGTGTACTGATGAACCAGAGTGGTGGCAACACAGCGCGGGAGTTCTTGTATGATATTCTAGGGATCAGAACGATTATCTTTAGACCTATTCCAATAGATGCCAGGGACTTTGAGTTCATCTATGAGAAGAATCTAGAAATCATGCGGGACTGGAATACTGGGACTGTGAGTCTTACTCTCAACAGCAATACTGCTACATTTTCAGCTGGCGCAGACATTCAAAACAGGCTGGTTGTTGGAGATGAATTGATCGTGGGTAGTGGTCCTACCACACAAGTCATTCCAGACCCCAACATCGCTTATCCAGTAATCAAGTCGATTGACTCCTCCACACAGGTCACGCTTGAGAGTATTTGGTTGGATGCGACTGTGAACAATTATGCTTATACTGTATCGACTGTTGGTGAGATTCCACTTCATCATCAATACCTGCATGTAGTGATGGCAGCAGTCTGGGCCTTCAAGAAAGGCACTAATCCTAGCTCAGATTCTGCTGCGATATGGCAGCAAGAAGCAGACAAAATGATACCTAGTCTGATTAATGATGTGGAAACTCGCCAAGGGAGTGACTTTGACACTAGTGAGCCTTTCTTGGAGGATCTCTACGATGCTTAAAGAACGTCAGGATAAACTACCTGCATATGCAGATATCATCCACGAAGTGTTTAGCTTTCATGGCGGCATGAATTCTAAGGCATCGCAGTTGTTTCTGGGTCATGAGGGCAAGTATGTGTTACGCAAAGAACAACTGCCGCTACTTGTCAACATGATTCGTACTTCTTCTGGAGCACTAGAAACACGACCTGGCCGTGACAAGCTTAATGCCAGTGCGGTTGCACCTCCTTCTGGTGATGCAGTAGTGCGCTCGATTTTTGAGATACGTACTGCGGCAGGTGTGAATACGATTATTATAAATGCTGGGAATACTGTGTATAAGTGGAACGGTTCCAGCTTTGTATCTGTTGGAACTTACACCACTGTTAATACACGAATCCATTGGGCACAGTTTAAGGACGTGGCAATAGGTACCAATGGTACGGATCTCCTACATCGTACTGATGGTGCTACCTTAACTGCTATCAGTGGTTCGCCAGCTGGTGCAGTGGCTTTGGTAGCATACCGTCAACGCCTCTTTGCACTCAAGGGTCGCAGCTTGGTCTACAGTGGGTTAGGTGATGAAACAGACTGGACCACACCCAACAACGCAGGTGTGTTACCGATACCTACTAGCTTGGGTGGTCCTGGGACTGCTTTGTTGAGCTTGTGGGATCGGTTGATTATCTTTACCAACCAGCAGGTATTTCAACTGGTTGGTACATCTCCTACTGATTTCAGCATTGAACCTATCAATCTTCAATACGGTCATGAACTGTCTCCTTATGGTGTTATTGCAGCGGGTAATGATATCTACTTCGGCAGTCGGCGTGGTTGCCATGCGCTATCTGTGTCGTTTAGTCAAAGTATCACTGGTGACGTTACCTACGACTACATCAGTGGTGTGATTGAACCGACCTGGCAAGCGATTGCTGCAGGCAACTTCGAGAATGTTGTAGCTGTGAATGACACCCAGCGTAGTCAAGTAATCTTCTTGTGTAATCGCACAGGTAACACCAATGGCGAGGCCTTCGTAGCTGACTATTACCACCTTGATGCAAACTCCAACCCAACATGGAGTAACTATTCTTCTATGCCTTTCTCCAGTGCATTTGAGGTCAATAGTCTCAATACTGCTAAAGAACTTCTCTTTGGTGGTTATGACGGTTTCGTGTATCGACAGATTGCAACCACAACGGATGCAGGTGTGAATATCCCAGTGCAGATACAATATGTAACTGATCTAGATGTACCTATCTGGGATAAACTTTGGCGATACCTATTATTGTTTACCAGCGCACGTACTGGGATTCTTCAAGGTACCATCAGTTTTGACTTTGGTCAGCATGTAAGAGCGTTTAGTTTTGACATGACCAATCCAGGTGGAGATCTAATTGGCTCGTCATTCATGCTAGGTTCGTCTGCATTAGGTAGTGTTGCTTTTAAGCAATCTAGAGTAGGTATTGCTGGTCACGGTCGGTTTGCAACTGTCAATCTCTCAGCAAATACAGCAGATAAAGTGACTATCGGTGGGATGATCTTTTTTGCTGGCTTGCGGCGTTTACTTTCACCTTGAGGAGGTTTGAATGAAAAAGTTACTAGCAGTTCTACTAGCGTTGTTATTTGCTACAGATGTCTATGCAGGAACAGTTACACGACCTGCTAAGAGCTTTGGAGGTTCTTCATTCATTAATGGTGTAGTCCCACAGGCTAGCGACTTTAATGGTGATAATGACACGATATATGCAGAGTTCAATGGTAACATTGAGAATGCTAATATCAAGTCTTCTGCTGCTATTGCGCTCAGTAAGATTAACACTACCTCAGGCTTCACAGTCAACGTGCGTAGTGTTAATAATGCACCTTGTGAGATCCTAGATGAAAGTGACCAGGGTGCTGACCTTCGACGCTGGGCGTGGTGTAGTGTTGGAGGTGAGTTCCGCTTAGGTACCTACACTGATGCAGATGTACTTCAGAACAACTGGCTTACAATCACTCGTGCCAATGGTGGGTTTACTGCTGGAGGTACCAGTGGTACTAATGTAATCAATGGTGCTACTACCTTCAATCAAGCGGTGACATTTGCAGGATCTAATACGATCTTACCGACCGCGGCTATTACGCAATACATGGGAACAACCGCACCCAGTGGTTGGCTACTCATGGATGGTGCATCCAATAGCTGTACTGGTGGGAGCAGCGTAAACGTAAATCTGTGCACACAGTTGGTTAGCTTGGTTGCAAGTGTCAACTACAAAGGTGCATCATCTGCAACAGTTACGAGTGACTTTACGAGTGATGAGATTATTCATACTGCACATGGTAAGGCAGCAAATGATCGAGTGCACTTTTCAACTACCACCACGTTGCCAGCACCTCTAAGTAACTCAGTGGTGTATTGTATTATCTCAGTTACGACTGATCGGTATAAAGTTGGAACTGTTTGTGGTGGATCAGTTACAGATCTAACTACCAATGGGACTGGTACTCACAGTGATTACTTCAACTTCCTTACACCTGATGCACGTGGGCGTGTAGCTGTCGGTACTGGTACAGGTGCTGGTCTTACAGCCAGGGTGATTGGTGCTACAGGTGGTGCCGAAGATGCCATTGTTGTAACACACAATCACGGAATAACTGATCCTACGCACGTTCACAGTACTCCTATATATGCGGTTGGAGGTAGTGCTTCTTTGCCTGACGCTGGTAGCCATGATGCAGCTTCGACTGCTTTTGTAACTGATGCTGCTAGTACAGGTATTACTGTTAACAACACTGGTTCAAGTGGCACCGGGGCTAACATGGATCCGTTCATGGTTATAACCTATATCATCAAACTTTAGGAGTCCTATATGACAATCAATACAGATGCTCCTAACAAAACTGTCACACTCGTCTTTGATGCGACTGAGTGGCAGCTAATCACGCGAGATTCAGGTGCGTTGAGAAACCAGCTAATCACCTGGTTGAAAGAACAGGCGCGTGCTTTCTTTGCAGACGATCAACGTCTAGTGAAAGCTAAAATTGACACTCTTACGTCAGCACAGTTAGACACAGTCAAAACGCAGTTGGGTCTTTAATAGGAGGTATGTATGGCATTTTTGAAAAATCTGTTTAAGTCCAAGGGAACCAGTCCATCAACTCTAACTACTGAGCAGGTCAACGCCATGACTGCGGCGACGCCTGCAGAGGTGGACCTGCTCGGCTCTTTGAAATCCAAGCTCCCAGGTGTAGACCAAAATGTTGATACTGAGATGGCAGCATTACGTGCGAGAGGTGAAGATCTTTCTAACGTAGATCAAGACTACATGGAGCGTGCATATCAACCTGGCTACGAACGGTTGATGCAAGATTACAACTTGATGGATCAAGGTGTTCTAGAGAACATGAACAAGCGTGGGATTGGTGGCAATCCTAATAGTAACAGTGAACCAGAAGACTACGCACGTATGCTGGTTGGTCGGGATACCAAGGAGAAACTTAGTCAGAACATGCTACAAGCCCAGAACCAAGCAGTCGCACAAAAACTGGGTCATTACAATGCACGTCTGGCGGAACAAAACCAGGCCAATACCAGACGCGGCCAGGTCTTTGATCCATACTACAATGCGACTGTTGTACCTGAGGCCACACGTCAAGGCAACCGTGCAAGCTTAGAAGCGACACGCGCTGGGGTAGCCTCGACACAGTATGGGGCCGAGCTTGGTTATAACAGCAAGCAAACTGAACAACAGCTAGGGCTAGTGGGTGCGGTTGCTGGTATGGCTGGGTCTTCAATGGCCATGTCTGATGTAAATGTCAAGAAAGACTTCACTCCTGGTCCATCGCCTGATGAAGCTTTGGACGAGCTTGAAGATATCCCAGTTTCGAGATGGCGTTATCAGGGTGAATCCAATGATTCACAACAACACACAGGAGGAATGGCGCAAGATATGCCACAAGAGATCAGCCCTGATGGTAAGAGTGTGGACGTGGTTTCTTACCTTGGAATGCTTAACCAAGCTGTCAAGGGTATTAGCGGCAAGATGAAAGGTTTTGAACAACTTCTAGCGCAAGGAGGACGATGATGGATTATCCAGGTTTATATGATGATCTATCGCAGTACAGCCAGCAAATGCCGGGGCGCAAAAGTGGTCGAAGTGGTGAAGAACCCCAGCGACCAGGTCTAACAAAAATGCAAATGGCTAGTGGTGCATTACAAGGACTTGGTATGGGTCTCATGAGTGATGAACTGTTCAAAAAGTATAATCGTGCAGGTAGTGGGTACGCTGGGTTAGCAGCAGACAATGCAGTGCGCGAGAGATTGTCAGAGCAGAATCAGATGCCAGGAGATCAGTATCCTGGTGATAGCGATATGGCCCAGATTCAAGCAAGGAGACCGCGACTGCCACTAGATCGTAACATGGGAGGGAAACTACGATGAACAACGCATACGAGTCCTTAATGAGAGCTGCACAACCACGGCAGTCTCAGGCGCGCCCAGCGCATCATATTATTGAGGAGAAAACTGATCCTGTAACAGGTCAAAAGAGCCTGGGTGGGTCTAGTTGGAGAGAAGATACTCGCAACTTGCAAAACAAATTTGATAAACTTGCTAATAATCCAGATACATACTACAAGAACCGTAATCATTATTACAACCTGGCAAATCAGCTCGAAGTGGATATTGGACAAGAAGATGCACAGCACCTGGAGTTAGATAAATTGGAAGAACGCCTTCCAGGAGATAGAGAATTTGCCATCAACCAAGGTAACAAGGCGCGTATACCTAAAGGACCTGGGGCATCACAATCAGCTATTGAAGATAAGTCCATATCTAAAGCAGATGCAGCACGTCGTGGCTATATTCCACCTCGATAGAAAGGTCTATTCATGATTACAACTAATCCGCCGAATGCCTTTGATCGTCTGGCAAGACAGAAAGCCAGAGAGCAAGAACTGCGTGATAGCGAGCTAGAAGAGGGCGATCAAATAGAGACCAATAAATACAGAAAGGATGCTGAGGACTATTTAGCGGATGTACACAACGCCAAACTAGAACGTGAACGTAGGACGCAAGCAAGTGTTGGTGTTACTCCTCCTCCGCCACCTAATATAGGTGCGGAAAGATTTAGTGAGGATTCTGAAAATCAGCGTCTAAGAGCTAGAACTGCAAAAACGAGTGAGAATTGGGATAGCCTCTTAGGTAAGAGTAGTGTTGATGTTGATACCCAACGCAACTGGGGAATTAAACCCTTACTAGTGAATCGTCAAAATCCACTAGAACGTGATATAGAGGCAAGTGATACAGCACGACAAGCACCTACTTCTGAGATGGCCCAGGATGCTGCAAATAACGCATCTGAGAGAGCAGAGAATGAACCAGTTGCGCGTGCTATCAACGTGCCTGCTCCTAACAAGCCTGGCAAGTATGATATGGCATTTGCCAGGTGGGACTCGATGATGGCTGAAGAATCCCGCTTGGAGCGTGGGATAGAAGACTACATTAAGAAAGGGCCTGGCGCAGGGTATGAAGAACAAAAAGCGCGAGTAGCTCTTACACAGCAACAATCCCGTGTCCGCCAGGAGTTTCAAAAGGACAGTGAGGACTTCGATCTTCAACCTGCATATCGAGCATGGCATGATGCTCGGTTTAATGCGCCACCACCTAATGACAACAGTGCGTCAGATGATGGCCCAGGGATGTTACAGAAGTTTTTCACTGGTGCAGGCAATACAGCCAAGTATGCTGTGCAACACCCAAAGAGTGCTCTTGCACATGCATATCTTGGTGCTAAAGAACTTACTTCTTTGCCGCTACGTGGGCTTGAGGGATTACTTGATCGAGACATCCCACTTATTCATGCACGCAGAAACATTGAAGAACATCAGAGGGGTTTAGCAGAATCTGACGAGGCAGAAGGAATAGATCCTCGTAGCATAGGGCCTGTGGTGGCAGAGAATATTGGACAAATGGTAGTGCCGATTCCACTGGGAGTTGGTAAAGCAGCTAAATTCTTCTCAAAGGAGACAGCTAAAAATGTTGGTAAAGGTGCTGCCTTTGGAGCTGGTGCGTATGCGACAGAGCGAGTTGCTAACCAAGAACCGATAGATGAGGGTATCGGTACATCAGCTGGTATTGGTGGCCTGCTAACTGGGCTGTTGGGCAGGTGGATGGGTAGGGGTGGTAAGGCTAGTGAGCATGGTACTGGTGGGCCAACACAACCGCGCCAGCTTGAATACACAGACCCACACACGATCTATCAAGGTGGTCCTGATAGCGTGGGGCCATTACCACAGATTGGTGAAGGTAGTTCAGCGATTCGCCAGGGTGGACCTTTGCGACAACTAGAAGGTCCAGCACCTTCGGTGTCTAAGAACGCCACACAACTTGATGTACCACAGGCTTGGCAGAATAAGATCCAAGCGTTACATCGGGAGCCTAATGGTGAGATCATTGCACAACTGCCAGATGGTAGTTTTATAAGTGCTGGAATACCGGCAAGCAAAATGAGCACGCCTCACCAGCCAGTACAGGAGCGTGGTGCTATTCAACGGGTCCTAGATACCAAACGGTTTAATAGAGATATGGATCTCAAGGAGGCACCTGGTGCAGCACCCCCTAACGCTAAAGGAATGGTTGAACGTGTCGGTGCTCCTGAAGAAGCAGTACAGGCGCAAGCAGGAAGTGATCTTGCGGCAACGCCGGGATCAACACCATATCCCGGTTCTATCTATGGTATGCCAGGAGTTAAAGCACCTAGTGCAGCAGTTAGTGAGGCGAGCGTAGTACCTGGAAAACCAATAAGGGCACCAGGGAAGATTGTCTCAGGTATCAAGCCACAAGCTCCAGCAACAGATAACCTACTAGACACCATCATGAGTAAGGGCAGGACAAACATCCCAACTCCTGTTGCTGAGGTAAGTCCTAATGTGTTGCCTGGGTGGGTACCTAAGGAACCTGGGACACCTTCACCTTTAGCTGCAAGTGTATTGGAGAAGGCCAAAGCCAGAGCACAGGCTATGCCTCATACACCAGCAGCAGTAGACAAAGCTATCAGTGTGGCTGAAAGCGAGGCCGAACTGGGTGCTATCTTGAAGGGTACTAAGGACATGGCGAGTGTGCCAGTTATTCGTAGGTCTCTGAAAGGAGTTGAACCAGTAAGCCCAAAAGCAGTCGCCCCAATAAGCCCAAAGGGAAATGAGCCCCAGGCTGTTGGGGCAAGCACTAAGGGTTTCAGAGATTATCAAGCAGCAGAAGATGCCTGGGCACAAAAAGCTTTGGTGGATCCTAATTTATCTGCAGTAGGTAAAAAGAGATTAGCAGCTTATGTTGCTAAGGTGGGACCAACATATGCACAGAATCCTGGAGGACTAAAAGAGATCGGCGCCGAACTAACCGAACCAAAAGTAGGTGATGTAACAGAGGTACGTATTCCAGACGATCGGTTACATCCAGAAGTTCGTGCACGTATGGAGTCAGCCAAGGCACAGGTACCTAAAGTAGAAGCTAGGATTGAAGCAGCAAGGGCCAGGCTTGCAGCGCAGCCTTCTGGCAACATTGCCGAAAACAAAATAGAGCAACTTAAAGCAGCTGCCCTGGCAAAGTCAACTGTTGCCAAGGAAAACCTGGCAGACAAGAAGTACAAAGAACTACGCGCAGCTGGGATACCTGATGCAAAAGCTAGGGATCTAGCTACATGGAAAACTGATGAGAAAGTAACAATCCCAGAAGAACAACTCCCAACCCAGCGGGTAGAGGAATTCCTCAAAACAGAAGGTTACAAGGTACGTGAGAAGGAACCATTCCCAGGTGAGAAGAGCTACGAGATAGTCGATCCAAAAACTGACAACGTGATTGCCCGAGGTGATCGTGAGGCCATTACTAATGCGATGGAAGAGCGGGCAAAAGCTAAGGGTTTCAAGTTAGCCAGCTTTCCAGGTGATATTAGTGGCATCAAAGACATCTGGAACAAAGCGATGCAGAAGGCTGGGGTAAGTGACCCTGAAGGAGTAGCTATTGAGAATGCACCTGCACGTCAGAGTATTCTTAATAAGGTTCTCCAGCCTTTCGAGACACCAGACTTCTTAATGCGTCACAACCCAGCGGGAAAGTCCATTATTGACTCGACTAGCTGGGGTGAGCGCATGATTGGTAAACGGGTGAACGACCTTCTATACAGTGCCGAAGGAGGGACCGGCTCCAAACCAACCAAGCTGTTCCAATACTTTGAGCATACCAAAGCAGATCGTGCAGCAATAGACAAAGTCTTGGTCTATGGAGATCGTGTGGGTGTGGAGTATGACAAAGCCCAGTTAATGAGGATGGGCCTAACAGAAGCACAAGCATCAGGCTACGAAGGTGTGCGAGAAGCACTTGACAAAGTGCGTACCTGGGCCAAGGATAGCGGTGAGTTCTTGGATGCTAAAGAGTTCATTGGATACCTGCCTAGGGTTTGGCATGGTAACATTGAGATCTTCAAGGATGGGACTAAGTTTCTACAGAAGGATGGCAGCTCTGCTTTTGAGACCTTGCAACAAGCATCTGCTCAGGCTTATGAGTTGAAGCAGGCGAACCCCGCCAGCAAGATAGACTTGAAGTTCTTTGCTGATCCTGAATACCTTGGTGGGAGGGCTTTTCAAGATGCACAAGTAGTCTCACGTCTGAAGCGTAACCTTGAAAGGATGGGAAGTGCTACTGCTGCTGAGGTAGATGCAGCGTATAAAGCTGGTCGAGACTTGCGCGGTTTTACTAAACATCTAGAACAACGTAAAGGAGAAACTGGCTATGAGACTGAAGGCCTTGATAAAGTTCTTTTCAACTATTTTCACCAAGCTGCAAAGATGGTGGAGATGCGAGGCGTCAGAACAGCAGCTGAAACTGTACTAAAGGATCATGCACGAGACCTCAGTGAGGGCCAGTTACACTACCTCAGAAACTACGTGGAACGTGTGGCTGGTCGGCCTACGTGGGATCAAGCAGTAATTAGCGGTTTGATTAAAGACACCCAGATTGGCAAATGGTTAGATCCTGCACACGGAAGCAGAGCAATCCAAAATGTTCGTGGGGCTGTAAACCATTTGACGATTGGAATGGGTAATATTGGTTTTGCAATCTCACAAGTTGACTCTCTTATCAGACATACCTGGCCTGCTTTACAGCGTGAAGGGGGCCAGCAGTTTGGTGTAGTTGCATCTGAGAAGTTCTTGTTACCAGCGATCACACAGTTCTTCACAGACAAAGCGATTCGTCAGCGTCTCGCACATTACGGTATCATCGACATCCAACACATGAGCGAGGTGAGGCCTCAGGTTGGGCATACGCTAGGTAAAGGTGAGTGGAGTGCTTCGCGTGTAAGCATGGCCCTTGGGACTGCAACTGAAGAATTCACTAGAGGTGTAACTGCAATTGCCAGATACAACATGGCAAGAGCACAAGGGCTAGATGACATGATGGCACTAAAGAAAGCTGCTGCGTTTGTAGATGAAACTCAGGGTCGCTATACTCGTGCCGGCAAACCCGCTGCTTTTACTGGTGCTGTGGGTGAGACGGTTGGTATGTATAAGACCTTCATGAGTGTCTACATGCAGAACGCATTCAAAGCGATGGGAGGTGTGAGCAAAGGTGACCACGGTACTGCTATCCGCTACATCATGGCAACTATGGGGGTTAGTGGGTTAATGGGACTACCCTTTGTAGATGACGTTGATGAGGCTTTCACAAAGCACTTTGGCTGGTCACCGATTGAGAGCTTTAACAAGTACACACCTAAGGGCATTATGACTGGTCTCGCTAGTGTTGCACCAGGTTGGTTGGGTCACCCAGAACTCAATATGGATTGGTCACGAAAGGCAGGTATGCCTGACATCTTGCCGCGTGATTTGAAGTCTGCATTGGGACCTGTAGTAGGTCGTACTGCACCTCTCATCTCAGATGCACTTAGCGGCAACGCTCAAGATTTCTTGCTTGATCTTTTACCGAACTCTGTCAAAGGTGCACTGGGTGTTTATATGGGTAAGGACCAGGGCGTGGTGATGGGTAAGAATGACCGACCCACCACCCGCCTGACCCCTGGAGAGGAGAAACTAAAAGTACTAGGTCTGCCTGCTGCGCGTGATATAGAAGAACAACGCACAGTCACTCGTACTTATGCGAAGGAACAGTTTCGTGACAGCCATTTGAAAGACCTCGCGCATAAGCTGATCCAAGGTACTGCAAGTGACGCAGAAGAACAACGATTCAGAGACCTAGGTGGTACCAAAGCACGACTCCAGAATGAGCAACGTGCAGAACAGGAAACAATCCGTGAGCGTCAGCTTAGGCATCTACCAAGGATTCTCAGGCGTCAAGAATCCCTAGCTGAGTAGCTTTTTGCGCAGTCGCCAGGCGGTAGATTTACTGATGTTATATCGCCTGGCGATTTGGCCCAAGGTTAGATTGTTTACTTCGTGATCTGTTAGAACTACTTCAACATGCTTTTCTCTTGGACCCAACTCTAACTGGACCAATAGACGTGCGATAGTTTTACGGTGTACGTTGAGGTCCAGTGCGATGGTTTCCATGCTTTGTTCTCTCTTTACATAGCGGTCTTTTAAGAGCTTCTCAATCGAGTCATAATCATTGGCCCTGGCAAGTACGTTCCATATTTCCAGATTCATCTTAGTCCTCCACCAGACTGGTTAGTTTATACATTCGCATTTTCTCAAACAACGTGACACGGACAACACCGGCTTCTGTCAGGGTGTTTATGATGTTATCAAACTCTATCGCATTCACATGGCGATAGACACGCTTGATGAAGGTAGTTCGATCTAGAATACCCCCATTCCTTTTGAGTATATCCACAACATACTGGGTAGTTTTACCCCGTTCGCTGGTGTCGATCATCTTGGCTACATCTACAGATGTCTTGGCAGCGATTGTCACGATGTTGAATGCACGCTGGAGAACATCCTCATCTAGCTCCATAGCACCACGCTCAGATGCACGTAAACACAGAGCTACTTTAAGTACGTGATCTGGTTGTCGTTCTAGATTGCCAGTTGCACCACTCTTCTCCACAATACGGTGGTGATGGCGATAGTACTTCTCATACCATGCACGGCCCTCCTTGGTATAAGTACAAGGCCCGCTGTATTCCTTGTCGATCTTGCGTAGATCGTTGATTAGGTCTTCTCTCATGGTGGCATCTACTGGAACCGCAAACGGTACGATACGTGGAGTGCTGTCCTTTTGAATAATGTTGAGACGGGACATGAGTCCACCCCCGGTGGCTGCTGCTGGGATGGCTCTGCTAATCTCACTGGGTGTTGTCGCGCCAAGCAGACATACAAAGACATTCTTTAGTTGTTCTACTCCTCTGGCAATCGTCTCGATTTCTTGTACATCGGCGCAATCATAGAGTCTCGTGAGAGTAGTGATGAGCGAAGCGTTATACTGTTCGGAACCCAGGAGGACTGTGAGTTCTGGCGCAACAATAATGCCCTCCGCTCGCGTTTCGAGTTTGAGTCCTCCTGATTCCTTGAGCTTATCAATAGGCTTAGATAAGCGTTTTGCCAGAGCCTCCGGCGTACACTTCTCAGAAATGATCCGCAAGTCGGGCACAGCTTCGCGCAGTAGATTAACACCAATGTTGATAGCCGTGGTTTTCTTCCCGACACCAGGAGGCGAAACCAGAATTGTGTAGATATTGGGGTAGAGCTTGTGGTAGACATTATCAAGCCAGACCTTTCTGCGGAGCGTGGCCGCAATCACGGTGAGACCAACCCATACATGGAAGTCTTCTGGTGCTTCGTGCCCAGCAGTGTACTCGATATAGTTTTTGAGCCAGCCAGGTTTGAAGTTGCGATGCAAAGACTCCAGCCCCCAACAAAGGTCTGGGTTCATTAGCATCATGTTGAAGCTAGCAACAGATAGCTCTAGCTTCGTGCAGATTGCTGCTTGGATTAGAGAAGCATCGGTGAACTCTGCCCAGTAGATACGCACAAAGTTAAACAGTTCGTAACGCACGCTGCTGGGAGAGTCCAGGCCTATGTCCTCTATGAGTTTTAATAGTTCCTCAGTTTTGGTCATAGTCTCAAGGTCTCCATAGAACCCCATCGTTTACCTGATTTGGCCTCGACAGGAAACACTACGTCCTGGTCAAACACACGGACAGGGACCTCCATAAGTTCGACCAGTTTTCGAGTTTCACTTTCGACATGTGCGTCTAGGATTTCAAACAACAAAGAGTCGTGAACTTGACACACACAGCGAGTGGTAGCGTAAAACCTGCCAGCACGTATAGCATCGTATATTCGTACCATAGCGCGGTTCATAATGCCGCTGGCAGTTGTTTGTGTTGGCCAGCTACAGGCCACCTGGCGACGTTCGTGCTTCGCGCTATACAGTATGCGTGGCGTATTAAAGCCATCGTATAGGAGATTGGTTTTTTCACATTCCTTCCAGCAAGCATCTTGCCATGCAGTGATTTCTGGCATGTCGCTTTCAAGGCGACGGATCATCGGACCTATTTCTTCTGGCGGGTGCCACTCGTGCATGTCCTCAAGGAGCTTGTCAGATATCTTAGGTAGCCCTGCTCTATAGCCTGTAGCGTATCGTAGTCTCTTTGCAAAGTCATACTCCTTTGCTTGTTTCTTTTTGTCTGTGATAGGTCTGTTAAAGATAATACTAGCTCGGTATAGATGTGTGTTCTCACCACGCGCAAACATCTGGATAAGTTTTGTAGCACCTGAGGCATAGGCAGGGATTCGATCTTCGAGTGCCGAGTAATCAATTTCGATAAGCGAGTAGCCAGGTGGAGAGATGTAGATATCTTTGATGTTGATACCAAGCGATGCAGCTCTCGGCAAGTTTTGCAAGTCTGGATCACGGCTAGATAACCTCCATGTTAAAGTGCCATAGAGACGAAACTGGCTACGCACGCGATTATCGGCCCAGACTACTGGTTTGAGATACGTCCCGCTTTTCTTTATCATGTCCTTGTATTGGAGAATCCCCTCAACCACCGGCATGGCCTCAGGCTTATCTAGCGTGGCTTTCAACAGTTCCAGTTCGGTAGTGCCTTCTATTGGTATCATGAAGTCATTGTTAAATAAGGCGAGAGTTTGCTGGGGTGCGTTAGGATTGTATGGGTAGCCCAGGGCCTTCTCGAAACTAGCCTTGAGTTTGGTCTTGTTGGACTCGGCAAGCTCCAAGTATCTAGCTACGAGGGGCTGGTCAATGAGCATACCAGTCCGCTGGATGTCCATAACAAACCATTGAAGCCGGTCAATTACTTCGTCATAGTAGGCCATAGGTGCGCCTCCTTCTGCATCTTGAAATACTCGACGAGGCGTTCGATCAGAAAGAACACTGGCTTACCCATGTCGAAGGCTACGGCCTTCTCCCAGTCTGCACCCACGCTATCCCCTGGTAGGCGTAGTAGCGCATCACATCGTTCGATCCAAACTCTGTCATGGTGCAGCCATTCTTCATAAGGTCTAGGATAGAAGCTTTCAATAAAGTGTGAGAGGTGTGGGATATAAGGGGTAATCCCGTTGTCCATCAAGATGATCCCAGCGCGAGTAGCATTCAGTACGTTGCTGCCTTTGTCTCCTTTGGTGTAAGGCCCACTGACGTACACACAAACGGATCTAGGTTGGGTGTGCATAGATCTTTAGTTCCTCCATTTCCGCCCAGATATGCTGCTTCGCTATGTAAGTGGCAATACAGTCCTTGACGTTGTATGTACGTAGTACATCGTCAGGTGCCCATAGCATCCCACCATGCCGCTTAACGTCCCCTTTGTAGTAGTCCATTTCGGTGTAGATAGATGTCAAGAATGCCAAGCTATGGGGTAACTCGGTAGCTACGATATGATGACCGATTAGTGTATCCACCACTGTATGCCGTTTGAATTGCATCCCAAGATCCATAAGGACTGGCAAATCAAAGGTAAATCCATTCTGAGTAATCTTGATATTGTTACCTTCAAATAAGCGACATAAGGTTTTCCACGCTTGACCTTCTTCCCAGGTATTATGCCAGTAATTGTAGCCACCTCGTCGAAGGAAAGGCACGCATAGCCCATTATGAGGGGACCAGGCGAGGCCAATACATATAATGTTAATCGAGTTTCTTTCTCCAAGAGTCTCAATGTCAAAAGCAAACTCTTGTCCTGTACTAAGGAGCATTTCAACTGTGGTAAGAACATCTTGTAACGCTGGGTTGATAATAAATTTCTCAACTCGGTTGGGCATTATTGGGGAGTTGGCATGTTCTTTTATCCTTTTAAGATCTGCAACGGTAATCGCCCAGAATTCAGGATTACCCCGCGCAACAAAACTGGGGTGGACAATGGGGATTGTTTTACCGTAAGGAGACTTGAAGATATGTCCTCGTACCTGTGTGATGCCAGCTGGTACATTAGGTAACAGATGCCGTAAAGCTGTGTCTCCAACAGGCACTACTATGTTAGGGTGTACATGAGATACCTCCTTGTTAAGATATGTCATAGTGCAGCGTTCTATCTCACGTGGCCCAGGCGTGGCGTTACCAGGTGGTCGGCACTTGACCACGTTGGTAAGGTAGTAGTCAGCAGGTGTAAACCCTGCCTGCTGTAACATCATACGCAACATGCGCCCGGTGCCACCACAGAAAGGCTTGCCCTCGTTGGCCTCCTGCTCACCCAATGCCTCGCCAATCAGCATCACTAGAGCAGTTGTGGGTCCTTCACCGAAGGCAAACCCAGAATTGATATGTGCGACTGGGCACCCAGTGCAACTAGGTGGTTTTGTGTAGGCCATCTAGCAAGGGTTCCTTCTATACTGCTCACGTTGCCGGTCCTGGTCCGCTCGACGATTCGCATCTTCTATCACCTGTTGTCTCCGTTGCATCTCCTGCCTCTGCCACCAGTAGTCACCATCGTCAGTAGCCAGGCTAGAACCTGCATGGAATATAGAAGCTAGTAGTAAGCCACATATGAATTGTCTCATTTGGTTCTCCTCATTACAATAATATCGCCAAGGATTGGAAGCATGAACTTGCCACGTTTGCAGTTATCTACATCAAACCCAGTGTGCAGGCTGACAGGATAGGTTACACCCACGCGCGTCCATGGTGCGAGACCGGCGGCTTCCAGTGCTTGGTACGTTCGCATGGGCCAGTCGATGTAACCGTCGCTGAAGTCATCTGGTAAACGAAAGTACTGGCCCATATTAATAACAGCCACAAAGCCACCCACTCTAATCGTGTTCGCGGCTTCATAAAGAAGTTTAGTATACCAGGCACAAAACCCTTCCAAGGTTTTCCGGCTAGATGATCCATCTGAATACCCCTCGTCCATCATATTCCAATACGGTGGATCCATAAAGATTAACTGACAGCCTTTGGTTTCTTCTGGAAAGCCGTTCGAGATATCCCATTGTTGGATGTCTGATCTGCGTGGTGCAACATCGTAGCTCAAGCACTCACGTTCCAAGAATTCAGCTACGTCAAGAGTACTGCCACCACCCCCCATAGGATCAACCACCAGATCACCGGGCTCAGAGAAATAATAAATAATGTTCCCTGCGATCTGGCCAGGTATTCTTCCAGGGTGCGGTATTCCAAAGCGAGGGTCATTCTCGCTGAACTGCCACGAGTTAAAGAATTTAAGAAAGTCTGGAAGTTCGGGCCCTGCTTCTTTATCAGATGACATAAGGCTGCGAAGGGAATTATAAGCCGCATTAATGGTGATCTCACCTGCATCAACCTTAGCAAGCTTGGCTTTGGCATTCTCGTTCTCCTTGGCGAGTGCAAATACGGTGGCTAGTTTGTCAAATGTGCGAGGCTTCATACCTACTGAAGCTGCAACTTCTTTACGTGTGTCGATGGGTGCGGTATCGCCTGTGAGTGCAGTCCCTTGCTGTGCTGCTGCCTTCTCACGCATAACAATAGCCAGGACTTCTGCCTCACGCATGGTCTCGCTGCCAGTCTTGAGCCGGTAGCGATTGTATTCGATCAACAGTACCCGGTCGTCACCTTCGGTTTGGATCTCACAAGGAACAGCCGCATCGTCACCCCAGATGTGCAGGCCTACGGTACGTCTGCGATGGCCACTGAGGATAGTTCCATCAGGCCTAATTACGATAGGTTGAAGTAGCCCGTTCTCCAGCATACTACGTGCCATCTCTTGGAACACAGTAGATGCTGGGTCAAATACTTCATAGATAGAAGTATTGATTGGGTTTGGTTTTAGATCTTTCAAGCGATGGAGATTAGACATCGTAGTAGCCTTCCATAATAGTATCAATTATACGGAAGAGGTCTGCGAGAGTGTTATTGTTACTTATAACACGCTCTGGGATAATATATACCTGATCGTGTTCACTTGCATGTTGACTTGTCTTGATACTTTCTCGTTGAGTCCGCCATATAACACCACCAGCTTTGTGTATTAATTGTGCTTCATTCTCAAAGCGCACATCTTCGATCACCACTAGTGGCAGATCGGCTAGTTCGATTTGTTCGAGAGTAATAGAACACCAGAGGTCTGGGTGAATTAAATGCCTACCCCACTCTGTACCTAGCGTTTGCATTGCATGACGAGGGGTGACACCTAGGAGACGGGCACATGGAAGATCTTTTCTAGCACCGTAGAGTTCATCAAGGGTAAGACCAAGACCCAGGCCCAGCATTCCTTTCAGACGAGATGCAAATGCGACTTGCTCGTAGTCATACTTCTTATAAAGGTAATCTGCTACAGTGGACTTGCCACTCTGTGCATAACCAGTTAGACCTATCAACTCGGGTTTCATTGTCTCTCCTTAGTAAACATTAAAGGATCGTAGATAACCTTCCCCACTACAAACACTTCGTCTGGGAAGATTACATCTGGATTGCGATAACCGAAGATATCAAACTGGGGGTTAAACTCGGTGAACTGGGTATAGGTGAGGTTGTGTGTTTTGCAGATCAACAGTATACTGTCACCCGCTTTCACACGGTAGAGAACAGGAACTAGTTGTTTCCGTGTCATGTTTTCCTTTTGGCAAGCTTGCCAAAAACATTTAAGTTTAGGGGTCACCCCACCTACATAACGTAGATGGAGTGACCAGATCCTGGGACTATTCCCTTGGTTTTATGGGAAGGGGCAGGCATGGACAACCTGCCAAGGGCCCTGTGCCAGGGTCTAAGGCCTGGCAGCAACCAGGCCTTTCCAAAAACATTAGATTATTCGTGTTGT